TTAAAAACAAAACTAAAATTGCAACGGTTGTATTTGATTCAGTTCTTGCTGAAGCAGGTTGTGACTTTAACGCAAAAGATGGCGAAGTTTCTGCAGTAGAAATTGACGTATGTGCGTTGACTTCACAGGCTTCAGTTTGTCAGTACGACTTGGAGCAGTCTTGGTTGGCTCTTGAGATGGCTAAAGGTTCTAACTCAGATTTTTCAGTTGCTTCTTTTATGAACTTCTTTTGGTCACAAATGGCGAAGAAAGGACATCAAGAATTGGCTCAGTTGATGTGGAGAGGTGACACAGCGTTGGAAACTGCACTTGGTCTTTGTGACGGTTGGTTGTTGCGTTTGTGTACAGCTGACGACTATATCACACCTGCAGGAACTTACGCAGCTATTACATCTGCAAACGTACTTGAAAAGATGGGTGCTACTTTAGCTGCTGCAACTGCTGAAATGTTGGTTAATCCTGCTAATATGCAATTCAAAGTTTCTCCTGACGTTGCTGCTGATTACCGCATCGCTACGGCTGCACAGAACAACATCACTAACGTAACGGTTGGTTTGTCTTTGACTTACTTGGATATTCCAGTTGTTGTTGAGTATGGTCTTCCTGCAAACACAATCATTTTGTCTGACTACACTAACTTCATCTACGCATTGGATGCAGAAGGTGACCAAGATAACTTGCAAATTGTTGACTTCTCTAAAACTACACTTGATCGTCGTATCGGTGCACGTGCTGACTTTAAAGCTGGTTTCTACGTTGTTAACACTAACCAAGTTGTTTGGTATGGTGGAGCACAATACTGCTAAAATTATTTAGATAGTTCGGGGGGTTTAACCGCCCCCCTTTTTTTTAAACTTTAAATACTAAATAAAATGGCTTGTACAACACTCACCTCAATTTTAAAATCCTGCGATTCTAATATCGGAGGTATAGTTTCGATTTATGTAAATGATATGGACAACGTAACAGGTCCTATCTCAGTAACTGACTATGTTATCGACGATTTCGGTACGCTTGTAGACCCTTTCATTCCGTTCGAGTTCAGACGTAACACGGGAATGTACACGGAAGAAGCAGCGATTGACTTGGTAAATGGTTCATCTTTCTACACGCAAACGGTTACTTTGATTTTCCACCGACGCGAAGCGGCTAAATCTAAGGCTATCAAGATTCTTGGCGAAGGTCAAAGAGACCTTGCTCTTGTAGTTGGTGACGCTAACGGAAAATATTGGTACTTTCCAAAGGCTCAATTTACTGCCGTTACGGAAGGTTCGGGAACTGCGAAGGCTGACGGGTCAAAGTACTCAGTTACTTTCGTTGCAGAAAACGAACAACTTGCTTACGAAGTAGATTCTACTATTATTCCTGACATTATCTAATTAGATAAACACTAAAATGAAGGGGGGTTTAATTACTCCCCTTTTTTATTTAACCAACTTTTTCAAATCGTACTTATTAAGTTAGTATGATATACATCGAAAAAGATACACTCAACACCTTCGCGTTAACGCTTACCGAAAGTGCGACACTATCCGCACCGAATTGGTTGTTTAAATTCGTGTGGGAAATGGACGTAACACAAGCACCCGTTTACTGGGTTGGCGAAGACCTTTCAAGCTATCCTGACCGCTACAATCTTTTTGAACTTGACGAGGGGACGGACGCTACGTTTAAACTCGGGCAATATAAATACGAGATTTACGAAAGTGAGGAGGTTATTGTAGTGGACGAAAACACGACTTCGGATGAACTTAATTTAGTCGAAGAAGGTCGTATGGTTGTCGAAGGTATATCAAATTCAATTTATGACTAATGGGTTTATTAGGAAAGTTTAAGAAAGACGACACGTTAAAGGTTGTCGACACGGGTTACCAAAGTTTCAGCACTCCATTCTTGAAAGTGCCTGAGGGAAATTTGTCTTTGCCATTCGTGGACGTGCGTTACACTACGCAAGGTTACGTTCGTTTTGGGAGTGACAATTTATTCCCGCAGTATATGAATCAAATGTACTATATGAGCCCATTACACGGCTCTATTGTGGACTTCAAGACCAACGCAACTATTGGAGGCGGATATACATTTGACGAAAGCAAGTTGACTGATATGGAGAAAGTGGTGCTTTATGCCTTCGGTAAAAAGATTGGCTTTAAAGACACGATTAAAGTAGTTACTAAAGACGTAATTCTGCACGGACGAGTTTACTTTTCTATCGAACTCAAGAAAGGAAAGGCACTTAATGTTAAAAGAATCGCACCCGAAAAGGTAAGAATAAACCAAGCGAAAACTTTATACGCTGTAAACGAGGATTGGCAGTATGGTATGCAAATCACGACTTACGAACCATACCACCCGGAATGTAAAGACGGAACTTACCTATACGTTTACGAACAAAAGTCAGTTGGTCAAGATTACTATCCACTTCCACAATATACAAGTGCGTTAAATTTCGCGTTTTTGAGCGGTGAATTGTCCTACTTGCAGAAGTCGAACATTCAAAATAGCATCTTCCCGTCGTTTGCGATGATGTTCCCAAAGAAGCCTCAAGGACCTGAAGAGATGCAGTTGATTAAAGATACCGTTAACAAGTTGAAAGGCGCGGAAAATTCGGGCAAAGCTGTAGCCTTCTTCGCGAACAATAAAGAAAGTTTGCCTGACTTGGTGAACGTACCTACAAACTCAAACGACGAATTGTTTAAGGGTGTTTCTGAATTGAATACTGAACAGATTTGTTTTGCCCACACTATCGACCCAATACTTTTAGGAGTTAGAACTTCTGGCGCACTTGGTAGCGGTTCAGATATTAAACAAGCGTACGTGATATTCGAAAAGAATACAATCATTCCACTACGCGAAACCGTTACAGATATCATAAACGGACTTTTAAAAGTGGTAGGTATTGACGCGAAGGTAGAAATCACGAATTACCAAATCGTAAACGAAACTATTACAGCCATTGAAGACGAAGGTAGCGCAGTTACAAACGCTTTAAATGCAATGAGTCCACTCGTAGCGACAAAGGTACTTGAATCAATGACAATAAACGAAATTAGAGCGATGGCAGCACTCGCACCCGTACCTGACGGGGACGTTGTTAAGTCGCAAATTGGTAACGTAACACCACCGACAGAATGATTTACTTCGTAACCGAGAACTTCCTTAAGATAAACACACCTATTACGGCTAACGTAGATGTGACCGACGTATATCCTTATGTCAAGCCAGCCGCCGATATGAGGCTTCAAGCTATATTGGGAAGTTATTTCTACAACTATTTGCTTACTCAATACAACGCTCAAGATTTAACACCTGACGAAGAAACGCTTGTTGAGAAGATTCAGTTTGTCGTAGCGTGGAGAGCAGCAGAACAAGCCGCTTTTGGACTTACTTACCAACTTAAAAACAAAGGTATTCAGCAACAAAGCGGGGATTACTCTTCGAGTGTGTCTCAAGGTGAAACTGCGTTTGTAATGGACCATTACGGACAGATGGCAGCGTTTTATGAGAAGCGACTTACTAATTATTTGCTTGAATATAAATCACTTTACCCACAATTCACGAGCGACTTGAACCGAGATTCAGATATTAAGCCCGTGGGCGGTTGTGGTAATCGTGGAGATTATGATAATACTATGATGGTATTGTAATGGCAGACCAGGAAATAAATATAAAACTCAACGGCATAAAAGAAATTCGTGCCGAGTTAAAAGCCTTAAAAGGGGAACTTGCCAACGCAACTGACCCTAAACAAATGGCAGAACTTGCAGAAAAAGCGGGTGCATTGAGTGACCAGTTAAAAGATGCCAACGAACAAGCGGCAGTATTCGCGTCAGGTTCACGCTTTGAACAAACGAGTAACGCGTTCGGGTTAATGCAATCGCAACTTATGTCAATGGATTTTGAGGGCGCATCAACAAGTGCAAAACTTTTTGCAACTAACCTCGGTAAGATTGACGGCAAAACTATTTCAAGTTCTTTAAAAGGCTTAGGTTCAACTGTTGCCTCGGTTGGTGGTGCTTTTCTTAAACTTGGGGCGCAACTTTTAGTAAATCCTATCTTCTTAATTGCTGCGGTTATTGCGGGAGCGGTTGCTGCGTTTGTTATGTTGGCAGATAAACTCGGTTGGGTTACTAAGTTTGTAGAATTTCTTACTGCTGCGTTCAAGCCTTTAATCGATATGATTAAATGGTTTTTAGATACACTTGGTCTTACTTCTTTTGCTGCGGATGAAGCACTTGCAAAAACGACTGCGGCACTTGAGGAAGAAAAGGAAAAGCGTCAAGAGGTCCTGGGTCAGATGGACCAAAAAATTGCTTTGTTAGATGCCGAAGGGAAATCTACTTTAGCGTTAAGAATCGAACGTAATAAATACCTGCAGGAAGAAATCAATAACAACCTCAAGTTATTAGAGGTGATGGATAACAACTTCTTGAACCAAACCAAACTATACAAGGACACGGTTAAGGAGAATAAAGCCAAGGCACAAGAAATTAAAGTCGAGGAAGTCAAGCTAAACCAAGAAGTAATTAACGAAGGTAAGAAGGCAGCCGAAGCACAAAAGCAATTCTTAGCGGATAGGTTAGCGGCTACTCGTTTAATTCAAGACATCACACTTGGCTTAATGCAAGACGGAGTTGAAAAGGAACTTCAAGCCAACGCCTATAAATACGAACGTCTACGCGAAGACCTACTTAAAAACGAAAAGTTAAATAAAGACGAACGTACAAAACTCAACGATTTATACGTGCAAGAAGCGGCACAAACTGCGGACGCTATAAACAAAAAATACATTGACGCAGAAGCTAAAAAACAAGCCGACCTTGCCAAAGTAATTAAAGATGCAAAAGAGATTCAAGCCCAAG